CGGTTCAGTTGGTTTCTTAGTTGCTGTTTCTGGCGATACATTAGCTGACGGTACAAGCGTTGCTTCAAGCTCACCAAGCTACACAGCTATTCAAACAGCTATCGCTGGTTATATCAATGCACATTTGAACCAAAGTTCTGGTGCTACAGCAGTGGTTACATTGTTAACAGTTGGTGCAGGTAACGGTGTTACAATCGCTTAATTAAAATTAAGTACATTCTCAGGGATGGGAAGCAAATTAGGACCTTCGGGTCCTTTTTTGTTGGCTTGTATTAAGTACGCAGTTAAATACACGATGGAATATAAGTTATACACTCTAGTAGACATTACTCACACTGGGCAGTATCGTAACGAGCCAGGCAAACAAAAAGAACGCTGGCAAGAACAAAACTTTAATACAGTATTACAAACACTAGGTATACGTAGTAATGTAACATATCGGTATGGCCCCGACCCCATGGAAGTTTCAGGTAGACTGGTAGGGTTCGATACGGATGATATAATTCGTGTGTGGCGGTTTGATTGGTATACTGAAAGAGATCACTTGTATGAAAAAAACGGAGATCCTGTAGGCTTGCTCAAAGAAGATTTTATGTTAGTGCCCTACATCAATGGCCTTAATGAATCAATGGAACAACAGTACGCAGTGTTTAATACTGAAGACCCTGGAAGTAATATTGTATTTCATGTAAGAAAGTAATCTAGTACTTTTACTATTGGTTGATTCTAATAAATAAAAAGTAGGCACTTTACAATAAACATTTAGGCAATCATACATTTTTTAGGCGCAGTCCTGAGCGGACGTACTAAACTTTAATGGAGAGCCTAATGGCCACAAAAGAAGCAGTTGCTCAACTAGCAACATTACCAGAACGTGTAAGTATATTAGAAACCAAAGTCGAAAACGTCGGCGAAAAAATCACCGATCTCAAAAGTGATGTCAAAGAAATGCACGATTGTTTGGATCAAACCCGCGATGGCGTTATGGCCAAACTAGAAAACATGACAGCTGAATATCGATACAATGCGGCCAAGTACTATGAGCATGCCGATAATCTAAACGCACAACAATCAGCACAACACGCTGAATTAGCTGGTAAAATCAAAGAACTAGAAAAAGTCAAAGAAAAATGGATCAAGTACTCCTTAGCTGGCTTGGCATTTGCCGCTGGAGCTGGATGGGTACATGCAATGGACCTTCCAAAGATTCTTAAGTTCCTAGGCCTGTAATTCAGTTAAATACTGAATGCAGATTCAAGAATTCGTACAAGCCGTACACTATAACACTAAACTCAATCCCAAATTATGGATAGGCACAACCTTACGTCATGACGTAAGGCTGAAGCTATTAAACATTGCCAAAGATTTTGTTAAGTTTATAGCACTCCCAATCAAATTAAAAGATGTAACTATTAGTGGCAGTAATGCTAGTTACGGTTATGGTGATCATAGTGACATAGATCTACACCTAGTAGTAACCATGCCTGAGAATCCAGCAATACGTGAATTGTACGATGCTAAGAAAAACAATTACAATTTTAAACACGCTATTAAAATACACAATATAGATGTAGAAGTATATGTGCAGGACGAACTGCAACCACATCACAGTGCCGGCATTTATAGTATATTAGATAATAAATGGCTCAGTAAGCCATCTAATCGTAAACCTAACGTAGAAGATAAAGAAGTTCGTCAAAAAGCACGTAATTATAGCAGTATGATTAACAAAGCTCTACAGTCAGATGACTTAAATACAGTACAAGATGTAATTGCAGATCTTAAACGTCTACGACAAGCAGGGTTGGATGCAGGTGGTGAATTTAGTATTGAAAATTTAGCATACAAACTACTAAGAGGCCGTGGTAAGATAGACAAATTGCACAGACATTTACAACGATTAACGGACTCCAATTTAAGCCTGGAGAATATGATATGAAAATTAAAGAAATAGTGGAAGGATTGGAAAATGACCTTAAAGGGATGCCTTTAAAAGTAACAGCATTTACTCCACCTAGCGGCAATACTCCAGGTACAATTACAGGTAAATTACCTAATGGCATGGAAATTACTACAAGCAATACAGTTCGTCAGGCAGATAACAATCCTAATCAGAAAGTATTGGATCTTACTCCAGGAGCACCTACTCCAGGAGCACCAGGCGCACCTGCACCAGCGGCTGGTACACCTGATGGACAACAAGATGCCAACAATCCACAAAATCAAATCCAAGTAGGGCAAGATTTAAAAGTAGCAGAAGATCCAGCAGATGGCGATGCTGATGCGCCTGCTAGTAGCAAAGAAATTTTCCTACTTAAAAAAATCCTAGCCAAGTTGAGCGGTAAATGAGAATAAATGAATTACTAGGTGAGTTTGGTATATTCACTACTAATGAAGAAGCGGCTATTTTAGCTAAACTAAAAAAGCCGGTTCCACTTAACACACTTAGCGAAACAGAACGTTTCAGAATCGAAGGCCTCATTCGCAAAAGTCTGGTAACTAAGATTGGTACAGATAATCCAAGAGTAGTAGCCAATGACCAGCAAAACACGCCCTTATAAACCTAAAAAGAAATCAGCACCTAAGCCTGATATTGAAAAACTCACAGATAGTTTTGATATAAGTTTTAAAAACATCATGCCTATAGTGCCGTTGCCTGACGGTAGTGTAACTTATAAAGATTACATTATTAAAGAAGGCAAGGGTAAACTTTGGTATATCTATACTAAGCGTACTGGCCCAGATAGCCACGGTGAATTTAACTTAAAAAGCTGTGCTATTGTGGCCGCTAAAGCATTGTCTAAAATGCAATTAGAACGCTTTAATGAAATTAAAATGATGGACAGCAAGTACTGGAGTCATTACTCCACTACCCTAGTTTGCCAGCACAATCTTAACAAAACAAAAGATTACGAGCATTACTTAATAATGTTAAATAAGTTAGAACACAGTAAACATATGGCAGACTTATACAAGGAACAAATTTCAAGGCTCTTTCGTTGGTCTTTTGTATAAATACACAATGATAGCTTAGGACAACATCATGCAAATTAGAGATCTTTCAAAACCAATAACTAGCTCGGTTCTTAATGAGAACATGGCCCGTAATATCGGTTACAAGTTAAAATTGGAACAATTTACCGACCAGCAGTTACACGATGCACAAAACAAATTGCGTACAGAAATGAGCCAGTTTGAAGTTAGTGAAAGTTTTGATAGTGTTACAGCAAATCCACAATATCAAAAGACTCGTATGTTACATGATGTTATCACAGCAGAAATTTTACAACGTGAACAAGCTATGGAAGAAGGTGCTAAGGTAGACCGTTTTGTAAAACACGTTGAAAAGAGTGAAGAAAAATCTGGAAAGTCTAAGAAAGACGCAGAAAATATTGCATGGGCAACCGCTAACAAACGCGGTATGTTAAATAACAAAAACAAAAAGGCGGATGAAAGCATGGATCATGGTAAAGACATTTATTTTGCTAAAATGGCAACTAAAGCTAAGGAGCACTCAGTACCAACACGTTGGATTGCTGATGCTATTAGAAGAATTGACCTAGGCGAAAGCGATCAAGACGAATTAGCTAGCGAATTAATGTTGCGCTACGATCTAAGCGAAGCAACTGCTAATCATATCGTATACCTACAAGAAGGTGAAGAAGAAAAAGCTAAGATCATTATGTCTACAAAAGACATGGTTGATCGTATCACTGATTGGTTAGATGACGTATCAGCTATGAAAGCTGAACAGTTATTACAATTATTAGATTCTATCAGAGAAGAATTAGGTAGCGATGTTGCTGAACAGTATACACAAGCTGTACGTCCAGCACTAGAAGAGATTTACTCAGCATTGGAAAAAACACGCGGTGCATTGAGTTCTGGTATGCAAATTGTATCAGGCGAAGGCGGCGGAGAAATGATGGGTCAAGAACCAACAGCAACACCATCAGATTTAGAATTAGGTGGCGGTGCTGAAGCAGGTGCAATGGGCGGTGCTGAAGCAGAAGTAGGCGGAGCTCCAGAAGAAGGACCAGCCGCACCAGCAGGTAGAGAAATGCGCGAAGGTGCAGAGTATGCACGTCGCTTAGGTATCCTGTTAGCATCAAAAAAAAAGTAATTAACGAAGAGCTAGACCCTTTACAATTTGAATTACAAGGCATTTTATCAAATGCAATTCGTAAAGGTAGTCCTGCTCCAATGCGTTGGGAAGCCATTGCTCAAGAATTAGGTGGATCCCAACCAATTGGTTATCGTGAATTTGATGCTATCTGGAAAGCAGAAGAGCAACAACCTCCAGAAAAACAACCATTCCATCAACTTGTGCAAAGCTATGGCACTAATGGTCTTAAATTAAAAACACATCAAGCTGAACCTGATCAAGGCGGAGAAGCAGGCGAAGACATACTAGATCGCACAGCTAAACATGCCGCATCCGCTCAATAAAGTTGACAAATTCATGGAGTGATTGTAAAATTACTCCATGACTCTACTCAAAGAAAAATATAACTACGCACCTATTAATAGAGAAAGCGTAGAAGGCAAGCGATTATACGCAACGCCAGACGGTAACAAACTCCCCTCAGTAACTACTATATTAGATAAAACTAAACCTTGGGAAAAGGTGCAAGCTCTGCTTGAATGGAAAAAACGTGTAGGCGAAACAAAGGCACAAGAAATTGTAACTGAAGCCGCTGGTCGCGGAACACGTATGCACAAGTTCCTAGAAGACTATATTGTACAAGGCACAATTAATCCACCAGGAACTAATCCATATAGTGTACAAAGCCATAAGATGGCCAAACACATTATTGAAAACGGCCTAGTTAATGTTAATGAAGTATGGGGTGTAGAAGTACCCTTATATTTTCCTGGATTATATGCTGGCACTACGGACTGTGTAGGATTACATTTAAATGATCCAGCAATTATGGATCATAAACAATCTAATAAGCCTAAAAAGGAAGAATGGATTGAAGATTACTACTTACAGATGGTTGCCTATGCCCTGGCACATAATGAAGTACACGGAACCAACATACGCAAAGGTGTTGTGTTTATGTGCGTTAAACCTCCTGAAATTAGCCCACTAGTTTGGGGAGAACCTGCTTATCAGGAGTTTATTTTAACTCCAGACATGTTTGATCATTGGGAAAAACAGTGGTGGAATAGGGTGGAACAGTACTACAAACAAAACTGATAAATATCCTAAAGAGGATTAAATTATGGCTGTAGTGCAAATAAGTCGCATACAAGTGAGACGTGGCAAAGAAAATTCCGGAAGCGGATTACCTCAGTTAGCTTCCGGCGAAATGGCATGGGGAATCGATAGTCAAAACTTATACATCGGAAACGGTAGTGTAGCAGAAGGTGCGCCGTATGTTGGCAACACTAAAATTCTTACAGCTAATGATTTAGGTGCTAATGGCAACATTCTCGACTTAATTACATACCAGTACAAAAAAGACGATTATTCTATTCAAACTGGTGTGCTTGGTGCAAACTATCCATACGTTCGTGCTACACAATCTAAACTAGATGAAAATCCAAGCATAGCTGACTTTGGTGCAGTGGGTGATGGTGTTACTGATAACACCGCCACAATTCAATTGGCCATTAATCAACTATTCTTAAATCCTATTAATGTTAGCAATACTGCTAGCAGAGTAAAATTATTCTTCCCAGCAGGAACTTACATAGTTTCTAGCACAATTTATATTCCTAGCTATGCTACACTAGAAGGTGTAGACAAAGACAAGACTATCATTCAAAATAACGGAACTGGTCCTGTTTTCCAGTTTGTAAATGATACTGCTTCAGCTGGAGTACCAAATATATTCACAATGTCTACTGTGGAAAAAGCCACGTATGTAGCATTAGGTTCAAGCGGTACAACTGTAAAACTATCACGTAGCGATGCATTGAATGGCACAACAGGGCTAGTGCCTGGCATGGTAATTACTGGCACAGGATTTATCAGTGCGCAGACTATTGTTAGCGTAGTTGACTCTAGCACTATTACTATTAGTGGTAATCCTGACAGCACTCCATCTGGTACATTGACCTTTACAGCTAATGCGGCGCCTGCTCCAACTTATCTAAATCAACCACGCAACATTACTATCAAGAACATGACACTGTTCATGAATACTGCTATTGATGCAGGTTTGCGTTTGGATGCTGTTCGTGATAGTCGCTTTGAAAATATTTCTATTACAGGTTCATGGGCAAATGCGTTCTATGCTACTAGTGCTGGTATTATTATGACTGCATTTAGTCGTTTAGTAACATGTCAACGAAACATTTTTAAAGATGTTGGTATTGGCGGATTCGGTTACGGAGTATTATCAAACTACGACATTATCAACAACACATTCCAAGACATGTATGTTTATAATGTACAACAAGGTTTTGCATTTGGTCCTACAACTGATGGAGTAAGTGCAGGTCAGTTATATGGTCCATGCAATAACGAAATAGCAGACAGCCGTTTTGAAAATGTTAAACAAGAAGCTGTGTATGTAACGTTTGGTACTGGTAACACAACTAGAAATACACGTTTGTATAATGTAGGTAATAACGGCGGATCAAATAGAATCTCTGCGGCATTCCCACAAATTTATTTTGGTGTTGCTGGCAACGCTAGTATCAACGACCAAAGTGATCGCCCAGGTGATTTGGCAACTACTGTTCCTTATATCAATACTACATATACGATTGCTGGCTCTAGCGGAACTACATTGGTAGTGGCTAGTACCACAGGCATTTACCAGGGCATGGCTGTTACTGGAACAGGATTCGATGGCACACAGTTAGTTTCGAGCGTAACCAACAGTACTACTCTTGTGCTTACAACTCCTCCAGCAACAACTCCAAGTGGTACATTAACATTCAGTGTTCCATACTATCCAGAAGTAAGCGGCTATGTAAGTTATACATCATATGGAATGCAACAAGTACAGATTACTAACATATCAAGTCCAACGTTTGCATTTAGATTACCTATTCCAACCGATGGTGTAAACTTTGTAATCAATTATGTATACCGTAGTACCTATATTGCACAAAGCCGTAGAGGCGTAATTTCTGTAATGTGTGATACCAAAAATCAAGCAGTACAACTGACAGACGAATATGATTGGACTGGAACAGCTACTAACGATGTTCTATTACAATTCAGTGCCCAAATACAAAACAACAGTTTGGTTATTAATTATTCAAATACTGCTACAAACGATACAGGTGTGTTACTGTATTCTTATTCTGCCGTTTTGTAATCAAACCGGTAGACTTGTCTTAAAAACACGTATATAATTAACTTTAGAAGAGAGATATAGTCTCCGGGTGTATAAGAACCGGCTGTATCTCTGCATTTTTATTATAAAAATCCAAGAGGTAAAATATCTTTCGCGAGTTGGTTTTGAATCTATAAATACTTCCTAAACAACTTATCTAACTTGCAAAGCGACAGAAATGAATATTACAGTAATTAAAAGAAGCGGACAAAAAGAGCCATTAACAATTGAAAAATGGCAGGCACAAGTGGCAAAGGTGTGCCAGGGTATTGCAGACGTTAGTCAATCTATGATTGAGATCAAAGCCCAAGTAAATTTTTACGATGGGATTACTACAGAAGAAATTGATAGTATCACTCTTCGTGCTATTGTAGATTTGATCGACGTTGAACATAATCCAGATGTAGGTCACACCAATTATCAATATGTAGCAGGCAAACAACGTTTGAGTATGCTACGTAAAGATGTATATGGTCAATATGAAGTTCCTCATTTATATTCCATCGTAAAGAAAAATGTCGAAGTAGGTTTATATACACCCGAATTACTCGAGTGGTATACTGAAGACGATTGGAATAAGATGAATGACATGTTGGATCATAGTAAAGATGAACAATATGGTTATGCGGCTATTGAGCAGTTAATTGAAAAGTATTTGGTACGCAACCGTGCGACAAAGGAAACTTATGAAACTCCTCAAATTAGATACATTGTGGCCGCGGCTACTGTGTTCCATAAAGAAGAACCTAACACAGCTAGGATGCGTTATATTAAAGAGTATTACAATGCCGCCAGTGATGGTTTGTTTACTCTCGCTACTCCAGTTCTTGCTGGTCTTGGCACTCCCACTAAACAGTTCAGTTCCTGTGTACTCATCCGTAGCGATGATGATCTTGATAGCATTTTCGCTTCAGGTGAAATGATGGCCAAGTATGCTAGCAAACGTGCTGGCATTGGCTTGGAGATTGGACGTCTACGCCCACTAGGTTCGCCTATTAGAGGCGGCGAGATTATGCACACTGGCATGATTCCATTCTTGAAGAAGTGGTTTGGAGATTTAAGAAGTTGTTCACAAGGCGGCATTCGCAACGCTAGTGCCACTGTGTTTTATCCTATTTGGCATCATCAGTTTGATGACCTTATCGTTCTTAAAAATAATCAAGGCACTGAAGAAACTCGTGTACGACACATGGACTATGGTGTAGTACTATCTGCATTCTTTTGGCGCCGCTTTAAGAACAAGGAAAATATTACATTCTTCGATCCTAATGAAGTTCCAGACTTGTACGAAGCATTTTACAAAAATACTGCATTGTTTGAAGAACTGTATGTCAAGTATGAAAAGCGTAAAGACTTGCGTAAGAAAACTATGAATGCCGAAGATGTATTCAAAGGCGGCATCTTAAAAGAACGTACAGATACAGGTCGTATCTATCTTGTGTTTATTGACAATGTTATGAACCAAGGACCATTTGATCCCGAGTATCATACAATTTACCAAAGTAATCTTTGCTGTGAAATACTATTACCTACAAAACCTTTTAAACGTCTTGATGACGCGGATGGTCGAATTGCTCTGTGTACTCTTGGTAGTATTAATTGGGGTGCTTTTAGAAATCCTGAAGACATGCGTCGTGCTTGTCGTATTCTTCAACGTAGCCTTTGTAATATTTTGGATTACCAGGACTTTTTATCTATTCAATCTAAGTTAAGCAATGATGAAATCCAACCACTAGGCATTGGTGTAACTAATCTAGCCTATTGGCATGCAAAGCGTGGACTCAAGTATGGCGAAAAAGATGCCTTACAAGATGTAAAATCGTGGATGGAACATCAAGCGTTTTATTTAACAGAAGCAACAGTAGAGTTAGCCAAAGAACGTGGCGCATGTGTTGATAGCCAACACACCCGTTACGGACAAGGTGAATTTCCTTGGGAACGCCGTGCTAACGGTGTAAATGAGCTTGCCGACTTTACTCCAGAACTTGACTGGGAACCACTACGTGCTAATATGAAACAGTATGGAGTTCGCAACGCTACTTTAATGGCTATTGCACCAGTTGAAAGCAGTAGTGTTGTTATAAACAGCACTAATGGAATCGAAATGCCTATGAGTTTGATTAGTGTTAAAGAATCAAAGGCTGGATCATTTGTTCAAGTGGTACCTGAATATCATAAACTTAAAAACAAATATCAATTGATGTGGGAGCAAAAAGACTGCGATGGTTATTTAAAAACTGCTTCAGTTCTTGCCGCCTACGTTGATCAAAGCATAAGTACAAACACTTTTTACAATCCAGCACACTGGGCAGACCGTAAAGTTCCAACTACGCTTATTGCTAAGAATTTAATGCAAGCTCATATGTGGGGATTAAAAACATTCTACTATAGTTTGATTAACAAAGCTGGCAGTAAAATGGTAGAAGAACCTACACCAGAAATGACACAGGTAAATGGAGTTCAAGTAAATGGTTACCATTACGAAGAACTTGAAGATGATTGTGAGGCATGTAAATTATGATAGCTATTGGACTAATGGGTGTAGACAGTAATAATGTTTTATACACACCTAGTGGAAAAAGAATTTGTCAAGTACCTGCATGGCTAGCTTGGCGCATACAACGTATTCAACACTGGATTGCTGTGAGGACTTGGAAATGAGTTACTCAGACAAAGTTATCGATCATTATGAGAATCCTCGTAACGTAGGTAGTTTTGCCAAAGACGAGCAAGGTGTTGGCACTGGCATGGTAGGCGCCCCTGCATGCGGTGATGTGATGAAATTACAAATAAAGGTCGAAGATGGTATTATTAGAGATGCTCGTTTCAAGACATATGGATGCGGTTCCGCAATCGCTTCTAGTTCACTCGTTACAGAATGGGTCAAAGGAAGAACACTGGATGAAGCGCAAGCTATCAAAAATAGCGACATCGCTGAAGAACTTGCTCTACCGCCAGTAAAGATACATTGTAGTATCTTAGCCGAGGACGCTATCAAAGCCGCAATAGAAGATTACAAAAAGAGACAACAATGAGTCAAGCTCAGTATAATTTAAACACAAAGACAGACTATCTATCACGTAAGATGTTTCTAGACCCAGCTGGGCCTGTTACCATACAACGTTTCGAAGAAGTCAAATACAACAAGATTGCAGACTTTGAAAAAACTGCACGTGGCTTCTTTTGGGTTCCAGAAGAAATTAGTCTAAGCAAAGATGCAAATGACTTTAAAGACGCTAGCGATGCTGTTAAACATATCTTTACCAGTAATCTATTAAGACAAACAGCCTTAGACAGTTTACAAGGACGTGGCCCAAGCCAAGTGTTTGCTCCTGTAATTAGTTTACCAGAATTAGAAGCACTAGTTTACAACTGGACATTCTTCGAAACAAACATCCATAGTCGTAGTTACAGCCATATCATTCGTAATATCTATAACGTGCCTAAAGAAGTGTTTAACACTATCCATGATACACAGGCTATTATTGATATGGCTAGCAGTGTAGGAAACTATTACGAAGCATTACATCAAATTAACTGTCGTAAAGAAGCTGGCGAAAAAGTCAACGAAACAACTCACATTAAAGCAATCTATCTAGCATTACACGCTAGCTATGCATTAGAAGCTTTCCGCTTTATGGTTAGTTTTGCTACTAGTTTGGCCATGGTAGAGAATAAAATCTTTATTGGTAATGGTAACATTATCAGTTTGATCCTACAAGACGAGTTACTACATAAAGGTTGGACGGCTTTCTTGATTAATCAAGTGGTCAAAGAAGATCCTCGCTTTGCCGCAGTTAAAGCAGAGTACGAGCAAGAAGTATATCAACTATACATGGATGTAATTCGAGAAGAAAAACAATGGGCCGATTATCTATTCCAAAAAGGACCAGTTATCGGACTCAACGCTAACATCCTTAAAGAATTTGTAGACTACACAGCAGTAGGTGCCCTTAAGGATATTGGCATCAAGTATCAACAACCTGCTCCAAAGTCTACCCCAATCCCTTGGTTTAACAAGCACAGTGATACAAGTAAAAAACAAACAGCACTACAGGAAAACGAATCAACTAACTATGTCATTGGTGTTATGAGCGACACTATTGACTACGATTCATTACCTGCACTATAATAAAGGAACATATATGAAAGCTATTGTATGGAGTAAAAATGCCTGCCCATTTTGTGATCAAGCAAAAAACTTGCTCAAAATGAAAGGAATCGAATTTGAAGAACGTAACGTTAATAAAGATTGGACAAAAGAACAATTATTAGAAGCAGTACCTAATGCCAGAACCGTTCCGCAAATATTTTTAGACGATAAATTAATAGGCGGGTTTACAGAACTCAAAAAACATTTCGAAGAGGAAAAACATGTTAATCAATAAAGGTATCACTCCAGGTGAAGTAGTAACAATTAAAACAACTGCGGGCGAAGAAATTGTCGCTAAATTAGTTGAAGAAACTCCAACGTCCATTAAAGTTAGTAAACCGTTGGTACTAACCGCAAGTCAAAAAGGTGTAGCCTTAGTTCCCTTTTTGTTTACAACTGACCCTGATTTAGATATTGATATCTTTAAAGGTACCGTAATGGTACTAGCACCTACAATGAAGGATGCCGCAGATACTTATATTCAACAGACTACAGGTATCAAGTTGGCTACTGCTTAATCATGGCATACATAAGACCCTTAATCCCTACATTACCCCTTGCATCGTTAACGGGTTTAATTTCAACCGTACCAGTTACAGTTCCTAGTGCGGGTGTAGCATTTGCTTATCATCCATATTTGGAACGTATTGCTAATTCGCTAGAAAATTTAAGCGAATGTACTTATATTTTTGCAGGCATCTTTGCACCGGTGCAACCTATAAGTCAGCTAGCCAGTGTAACTGGAACTGTTACAGGTTCGGTAGTATCAGGATTAGATCCATCAGCTGTAGCAAAAATGTTGCCTGGAATGGTGTTAACTAATCTAGCAGTGGCACCTGCTCCAAATACTGGATACTTCGGTGGGCTTACAAAAATTGCTACAATTAATAGTACCACATCAATTACTATTTCTAGTCAATTCCCTAACAACGATGGTCCTATTACATTTATGGCCGGCGGATATGGTACACTGACATGTACTCCAACTGTGCCATCGTTACAAGCTGATCCTCGTCCAGGTATGTTGTTAGTAGGCCCAGGCATATTGCCAGGAACATTTATTGTCGATTATGTTGTTCCAGGAGTGAGTGCAGAATTTTATGTCAGCATGCCACAAAAATCAGATCCATCAAACCCTATATATTTGATGGCGGCAGTTGGCCCATTAGCGGCCGCAGGTCAGGCATTAACTAACATTGAAGCCAATATTTCTGCATTAACTAATATGGCTAACAATCAAGGTATACATGCAGTGGATCCTTATTCCATAATCGAAAAAGCAACTCAGTATGCGTACTATGCACAGAATCCAAGTGCATTAGATCAGCTGATATCAGAGCTTGCAACTTTACCGCCAGAATTGGCGAGTATCAAGAACATCCTCAAGGGTGTTACAAAAAATCCATAATACACAAAGGAGAAGTAAAATGGCAAACAAATACGCAGAATTCACAGCATTAGTAGAAGCAATGGAAGGTGATTTTGAAAAGTTTTATGATAAAGAAGTCGGTGCCGCAGGAACTCGTGTCCGTAAGCATTTACAAGAATTAGCTAAACTTTGCAAAGAAACACGTAATGATGTTACAGCAGTTAAAAATGCTCGTAAAGAAACAAAATAATATTAATTATTGGGTGATGTAAAATGAAAAAAATTCTGACAACTTTTATACTGTGTGCAGGGTTAAGTTTCTGTGCAGTATCCTACGCCGATGGCTGGCATCATGGAGGCGGACATTATGTTTACCGTCCAGGATTTGGTTGGGTAGTACCAAGTGTAATCGGTGGAGTAATTGGATATGAACTAGCACAACCTAGACGTCCAGATGTTGTAGTGGTACAACCACAACCAGTTTATCCAGCACCCCAAGTAGTTCCTCCGCAACCTCCATATGGTTATCACTGGGAAGCTATTTTGGATGCAAACTGTAATTGCTATAGAAGTGCATTAGTTCCAAACTAAGTTGACAATCTCCAAAAGTGGTGCTATACTATTAGCATTGTTATAACTTTTGGAGATTTATTTTGAGTATGCATTTAGAAGGTCCGTGGCTTAGTACTACAGGCAAGAAAAAAGGCAAAAAGAAATTTGCTTCGGCAGAACATGCTAGAAAGGCTAGAGAATTGGAAGAATCTTGGAAAGAGCTTCAAAAGCGTTGGGCTATAGAAGCAGAAGACAAGAAGCGTACTCGTGCTATGAGTGCTCCAAGTTTAAGTTCTACTTATAGCTTAAAGATTCCAGAAGGCCGTAATACTACTGCTCATATTAAGAGTAGAGATACAGGCGGCGGTAATGCTACACTAGCACCAGCCAAAGTGTACACTGGCACAAAAGTAAAAGGCATCGCAACCATGCATAAAAGCAACGCAGTGCCGGTTTTTAGTGATGAAGAGGCAGTAGATATTTCCCGAATGAGGAGATAAATATCGCCCATTTGAAATAATAGTATATTACCTGGTAATACAGAGGATAACTATATATTGTCCCCGAAGGGTTTTGGGGCAAACGGCTTTTTGTTAAGGAGAAACGGATACAGCCATATATTAACATATGACGGTGGTAGCGACACCTCATCCAGCGTAAAGGAGAAAAAAATGATACGCATTATCAAACTAGTAATAAATTGCCTGGCTATCCTGGCAATAGTAGGAGTAGTTCAAATCACAGTTACTCAGAAATTTGAACATTTAAAACAAGCTCGAGAAACAGCGAGCCCAGTTACAGCACAAATGAGACAAGCCCAATTAGATTGTCTAGCTCGTAACATATATCACGAAGCAGGCTCTGAACCTTTTGAAGGTAAAGTAGCAGTTGCACAAGTCACAATCAATCGTACAGAAAGCGGACAATTTCCTAGCGACATCTGTAAGGTTGTATATCAAAAAAATGTAGTGTACGAAAAAGTCATGTGCCAATTTAGTTGGTATTGTGAAGGTCCTAGTGCTATGAAGCCAATGAATGGACCAATGTACACAGAATCCATGGAAGTAGCAAAGAAAGTCCTATTGGAAGGATTCCGACTACCAGACTTAAAGAACGCCCTGTATTTTCACGGGGATTATGTCAACCCAGGGTGGAATAAAAAGCCCGTGGCCAAAATCGGCCATCACCTTTTCTATAATTAAGGAATAGCATGAATATGAACATGGATGTTATTAAAAAGCAAGTACACGATTTTTTTGATTTGGATTTATGGGTCAAAAACATCAAAGAACATGCACCTCACGTTTCAGCAGAAACTATGGGTTGGGTTGCTGTAATTTTATTGCATTTAGCCACTATCCCTACACTCTTGGCAGTTTTGACAGGTTTAACTGAAAAAATGCCACCTGTAGACTTGGTATTATTTGCCTGGTCTGGATTGTTTTGCTTTTTTATCAAAGCCGCAATTCAAAAGGATTTTTTAAACATTGTAACTATTGGGTTTGGATTTTTTATCCAAGCGGGCCTAATGGCTATGATTATTTTTAAATAGCCAAAAAACTTGTTAGTAAAACGTCTGCCTGCTATAATGCAACATAGACGTTTTACTGATAAATACCTAATATAATAGGAGCCCATAATATGGCATCAGGATATCAACAAGATTCAAATCAATTAACACCCGGTTACTACCGTGTACAATGGACTGCCAGCACTGGCACATACGCTACTGCCGACGGCAATAACAACGGAGCAATCAACCCTTACAACTGGGATACATTTGCAACCAAACCTAGCACTACTGTCAGCGCACTACGTTTAGCACGTGGCAATATACGTTGGAACGCAATTATCGAACAACTAGGTTTATTGGCAGATTGCCGCATCGAAAACGTAGTAGTAACTAGCTCAGGTAATACTGTAGCTGATAACCAACCAACTGGTGTAGCTTTCACTGTCGTTTACGATCGTGATTCATTTGTATTGCCTGGTTTACAAAAGGCACTTGCAACTAGTTACAACGGTTCTACAGCAACTTCATCTTACACTCAAACAGCACAAGCAATCCGTGATTTGGTAGTGGGTGGATTTATTCGTGGCCTAGCCGCCGGCGAAACTCGCAGTTATCGTGTTTACAATCCTTCAACTTATGAAGAATTCCAAAGCCCTGTAACTATTGTTCAACCAGATGTTCCAGCTAATATTTTTGCAGACGTAACTGTAACCCAAATTAGCGGAACAACACTATAAAAGTTTACGGATGATTTTAGCCTATTTACTCCTATTAACAGGCTTAACAATATCAGCGGTCGCAATCTACTATTCCGTAGTAGGTTTGACCGCTATATTTTCTGCCGCAGTCATTCCCATCATAGTTATGGGTTCAGCATTAGAAGTTGGTAAACTAGTTTGCGCTAGTTGGCTAAAAGCAAATTGGGAACGTGCTCCACGTTTCATGAAAATATACATGACGGTCGCAGTCATTGTATTAATGCTTATTACCTCAATGGGTATCTTTGGATTCCTTTCGAAAGCACACAATGACCAAAATCTTGTTTCCGGCGATGTACAAAGCAAAATCGCTATCTTTGATGAAAAGATCAAAACTGCCAAAGAGAATATCGAAGCCGACCGCAAGCAACTTAAACAGATGGATGAGGCGGTGGACCAAATCATGGGTCGCTCGTCGGATGAAAAAGGTGCCGACAAAGCCAACGCTGTACGTAAGAGTCAGCAGAAGGACAGGGCTTCACTTGCCAAAGACATTGAGTCCCAGCAGAAACTTATTGCTAGTCTTAACGACGAAGCGGCTCCAATACGTGCAGAGGTACGTAAGGTCGATGCCGAAGTTGGCCCAATTAAGTATATCGCTGCCTTTATCTATGGAACTACCCCAGATGCAAGCATGCTCGAACGTGCAGTAACATGGATCATCATAATGATTGTTATAGTGTTTGATCCACTAGCAGTTATTATGTTACTTGCAAGTCAAATGACATTTGCATGGACTAAAGAACAAGAAGAAAAAGGTGTCGGGTTATTACAAGATAGTGATGGCACTATTATAGGTGTCACTCCTTCAGCAACAGTAACTCCGCCAGTGGACCAGTATTCAATGACCATGCTCAAAGATATGGAACCATTACCAGAATTATTTCCAGACCCTGCTCCTATAACAGAACAAGAAGAATCAGAAATTCCTATGCCTATTGAGCAATGGAATCGTATGATCGAAGAAGCTGAAAAGGCCGCAGTAGCAGAAACAGAAACTACTGATGAAGAAACTGTGCAAGAACGTGTAGCCCGCGGAGAATCTTATATTAATACAGATGGTGCAGAGATGCCAGTATACTCGGAAGAGGACGGCTCAAAAAAAAAGACTTACATGATCAAGGATCCGACGGGACAAATACAAATCAAGAACCGATCGTAGGATATGTGCAAAATCAAGAGCAGTCTACGTCTAACGCATTATGGTCAAGACTAGTTGCCAGGAATGGACATCAACCAATTGATCAATTATATATAGAGTATGGCGCACATCAGTTTCAAGATGTTGTAGTAGATCAAGATGCAGAACAAGAGTTATATAAATTTGTCGAATATATAAAAACTAATGGACCTAGATTTACAGATTTTACAGAAGACAAATTAGAAATTTTTGAAGAACGAATACATGAGCTTAGGAAAAATCAACTTAATAACACCACCGGACAAACTGTTTAATTTAAACATTGGTTACTTACTAGTAAAACCGTCTGTATATGTTAAACAGCAGTTCCAAACAATCTTAAGTCATAACTTAGATGAAATTAACGTATTTGTATACGATGATGACGAACAGGATATTGATTGGTTATTAAGCGTAGCCAATCAATGCGACATCACTATCATTGATATTGATAACTGTGATCCTACTACCAAATTGTTTGTAACTTATCTTTTAGCACAACCAAATACACATTACATAACTAAAGATGAAATTACGCCATATAATTTGATTAATAAAAATCGTATATATGACCTAGAATGGATTATTAACAATCTTGAACAACAAGAAGGAGATGAAGGAACAGATGAGTCAGAATAAAAGATTTGACGGCAATCGAGTAACTTTAAAGGAAAATGAGAACGTTACTCAGGCATTACGTCGATTTAAAAGAAAAGTAGAAGAGAGTGGTGTGCTGGACACATTACGACAAAAAGAGTTTTACGAAAAACCAACAACTGAGCGCAAACGTAAAAAGTCTGCCGCTATTAACAGGTATAAAAAGAAGCTCGAAAAAGAGCAATTACCTAAAAAAATGTATTGACATAAGTGTCTAAGTCTGCTATAATGTTTGTATGCTTACTGACATTATGATAGATTTGGAGACTCTAAATACAACTCCAGACGCAACCATCCTTACAATCGGCGCTGTTAAGTTTGATCCGTTTGGGTCCGAACTTAAAGAACCCGAGATGCAGAGTTTCTACGTCAAAGTAGATCTTGATAGTTGTGACAGAATTGGATTAACAACAAGCGATGATACCATTGCTTGGTGGGCCAATCAAAGTAAAGAAGCGCAAGCCGCCGCGTTTGACCCTGAAGGAAGAATTGATATCGTTGATGCTTTTGCTCAATTGTATAAGTTCTGCTGGGGTGCAAAGCGTGTTTGGTCAAATGGTAGTTGTTTTGATATTATCATTTGCGAACATGTGTTCCGTAAAATTAACAAGGCAATACCTTGGAAGTTTTGGGAAGTACGTGATGTTCGTACAGCATTTGACTTAGGTATCAATCCACAACGTCCTCCAGTAACAGCTCACCATGCGTTAGAAGATGCGTGGAATCAAGCAGTAGGTATTCAAAATGTTTATAACACTTTGCGTACTAGTACAACTAAGGACGGTGCTTATATTGCACCATTTGCAAATCAGAGATAATATGCACTATACAAATACAGATAACCCAATTGATTTCCCAAAGGTCCATAAAATGAATAGTCAAGAACGTGAAGTAATGAACATTCTCTCAGAAGAATGTGCCGAGGTAATTCAAGCAATTAGTAAGTGCCATAGATTTGGTATTGATAATTTTAAACCTGGTAAACCTAAAACTAATCGAGAACATTTAGAAGAAGAAATCGGAGACCTACAAGCCATGATTGATATTTTAATCAAGATGGATGTAATTAATCCAGAGTCTTTAGAACTTGCTAAACGTGCTAAGATTGAGAAACTAAAAAAATGGTCAACTATAGAAAACTTGGAATCTATCTAAGTCTATTAGTTGCATCTTGTAATACTTACGCATTTGATTGGCCACAACTAACTGCTAAAAGTTGGTTAGTGGCTGATGGTGATGGGCATATATTACAAGGTGAACGCATAGATCAGGTTCGCAGTATTGCCAGTATCAGCAAACTAATGACCGTTATGATTGTGTTAGATCAACACCAAGATTTAGCCGAATACATAGGCCCATATACCAGACAAGAACTTATAAATCTTGCACTTGTAAAGTCTGATAACAAGGCCGCAGTACTATTATGCGACCATTATCCTACAGGCAATACTGGATGTATCAGGGCCATGAATTTAAAATCCAGACTATTAGGATTGTCAAATACCAGTTTTGTAGAACCTACAGGACTCAGTATTATGAATGTCAGTACCGCAGAGGAATTAATCAAATTAGTACAATCTGCAAGTAACTATCCTGAAATTGTGGCCGCCGCCCAAATGAGCGAAGTTAAAATACGAGTACGTAACAAATGGATAATTTTTCACAATACTAACCCCATCATAGGCAAAAAGTATAAATTTATAGTAAGCAAGACGGGTTTTATTAATGCCTCGGGTGGTTGCATAGTTATGATGCTTGATACTGATGTAGGGCGTAGAATTGTTGTAGTGTTGGGCAGTAAAAACACACATACAAGAATTCCTGAAGCAGAATTTATTGCTCAAAAATACGCAAATTAGAAATATCAGAGATAAATAATTATGTGCTAGAACGCCGTAAGGGTTTAGTACAAAGGGCAAGGTGCCCACAAAATATACTCGCTTAATTAAAGGAGAAAATTATGAGTAAAATCATTGGTATCGACTTAGGTACAACAAATAGCTGTGTAGCAATTCTAGAAAACGGAAAAGCTAAAGTAATCGAAAACAGCGAAGGTGCTAGAACAACACCATCAATCATTGCATATACTAAAGACGAAGTTCTTGTAGGTGCAACAGCAAAACGACAAGCAGTCACAAATCCCAAAAATACAATTTACGCGGCCAAGCGTTTAATCGGACGTAAGTTCGAAGAAAAAGAAGTCCAGAAGGACATCGACTTAATGCCTTATGCAATCATTAAGGCAGACAATGGTGATGCTTGGATCGAAGCCAACGATCAAAAACTTGCTCCACAACAAGTAAGTGCAGAAGTTCTACGCAAAATGAAAAAGACAGCTGAAGACTATTTGGGCGAAACAGTAACCCAAGCAGTTATTACAGTACCTGCTTACTTTAACGATAGCCAACGTCAAGCAACTAAGGATGCTGGACGTATTGCTGGACTAGAAGTATTGCGTATCATCAATGAACCAACAGCGGCCGCACTAGCATATGGTGTTGATAAGACAGATAAGAAAGATCGTAAGATTGCTGTATACGACTTAGGTGGTGGTACATTTGATATTTCAATTATTGAAATTGCTAACATCGATGGCGACAAGCAAATCGAAGTATTATCAACAAACGGCGATACATTCTTAGGCGGTGAAGACTTTGACCAAGCCATTATGGATTTCTTAGTTGATGAGTTCAAGAAAGAAAACGGTATCGATTTAAAACAAGACGTTCTTGCACTACAACGTTTGAAAGAATCTGCTGAAAAGGCTAAGATTGAATTATCTTCAGCACAAAGCACAGCAGTTAACTTGCCATACATCACAGCAGATGCTACTGGTCCTAAACACATGAATGTGACTATTACACGTAGCAAGTTTGAAGCAATGGTTGAAAGTTTAATTCAACGTTCAATCGAGCCATGTAAAACAGCTATGAAAGATGCTAAGGTTACAGCTAACGACATCGATGAGGTTATCCTAGTTGGTGGCCAAACACGTATGCCTAAAGTACAAGAAGCAGTTGAGAAACTGTTTGGTAAGGCTCCACGTAAAGACGTTAACCCAGATGAAGCAGTTGCCGCAGGCGCCGCAGTACAAGGTGCTGTTCTAGCAGGCGACAAGACAGACGTTCTGTTGTTAGACGTTACTCCGCTAAGTTTAGGTATCGAAACAATGGGCGGTATCTTTACTAAGTTGATTAACAAGAATACAACAATCCCAACTAAACACTCACAAGTGTTTTCAACAGCAGATGACAATCAACCAGCTGTAACTATTAAAGTTGGTCAGGGTGAACGTGAAATGATGCAGTATAACAAACTGTTAGGTGAATTCAACCTAGAAGGTATTGCACCAGCACCACGCGGCACTCCACAGATCGAAGTAACATTAGACATTGACGCTAATGGTATTTTGAATGTATCAGCTAAGGATAAAAACACTGGAAAAGAAAACAAAATCACTATTAAAGCTAATAGCGGTTTGACAGAAGAAGAAATCCAAAAGATGGTACAAGAAGCTGAAGCTAACGCAGAAGCTGATAAGAAATTGCGTGACCTAGTTGAAGCACGTAACAATGCTGAAGCGGCTACACACAATTTGAAGAAAGATTTTAGTGAGTTCAAAGATCAACTCAGCGAAGATGAAAGAACTGCAATCGAAGATAGTTTGAAAGCTGTTGACGAAGCAGTTGTTGGAGACGACAAAGAGAAGATCCAAGAAAGCGTTACTAAAACTTTTGAAGCGGCCAAGCCATTGTTTGAAAAGAAACAAGCGGCAGAAGCGGCTAAACAAGCTCAACCAACAGATGCACCAAAAGACGGTGGAGAAACGGTTGATGCAGAATTCAAAGAAGTTTGACACACAGAGTAAAAGGTAGTATAATTTAAACAAGTAGGGCGCCGATGGTCGGGCCCTACAGAGTTCTTGCTTAATAAAGGAGAAAATCATGACACAATTAAGAACTATAGACGCACAAGCTCTAGCCAATCTAAGTAGAGCACTAGTAGGATTTGATCGCATTTTTGATGCACGATTAAATGGTACTAGCAACTATCCTCCACATAACATTGTTAAGTTTGACGAAAACCACTACGGTATCGAAGTGGCTGTCGCAGGCTTTACAAAGGATGAAATTACAGTGGAAGTAGATCAGGATCAATTACGTATCCGTGGTGTACAGGCCGAAATTGCAGGTACAAAAGAATACTTGCATAAAGGGCTGGCTGCTCGTAATTTCGAACAAACATTTACTCTAGCTGAGTATATGGAAGTTCGTGGTGCGGAAGTTAAAGATGGAATGTTGCGTATTGCTATAGAACGTATTGTTCCAGAAGCACTCAAACCACGTCAAATCGAAATTAAATAATGTAAATAATAGTAGCGGGGAAGGGCACTTCCCCCTACTTTAAGAAACGGAGATTACCATGCCAGGAACAGATATCCAACTAGATGAAAAGGTCAAAGTATTAGTTACAGAACCTAAGCGTTGGAAAGTTATTTTTCTAAATGACCAAGCAACCCCGATGGATTTTGTAGTAGGAATACTTGTGGAAATATTCCATCATACAGATGTCACTGCTCGTGATATTATGTTGCAAGTTCACGAAACAGGTAGCGGTATCGCTGGAACTTATAGTTTTGAAATCGCAGAAGCAAAAGCAGTTGAAGCAACTACAGTCGCTCGTGCTAATGGATTCCCACTCCAAATCAAGTTGGAGGAAGAATGAGCTTACGTGATCTAACTAAAGATGCACACACTAACGCAGAAAGACAAGAGTTTGTAAAAATATTGTTTTCTGGTAGCATAGATCCTAAACTATATGCTACATACTTAAAAAATCAACACCCTATGTACGAACTGTTAGAAGTTTGTGCCATGCCACATCAAATCTTGCATGGCTTGCCTGACATTCGCAGAGCTCCTGCTATACTAGAAGATTTTAGAGAATTGTGGGGTAGAGATTCGGACGAAGAACCAAAGATTGCACCTACAGTTAAAAAATATTTAGATCATATTTTCAGCATTAAAGATGATCCTAAAAAACTAATGGCACACATTTATGTACGTCATATGGGTGACCTGGCAGGCGGACAAATGATTGCTAAAAAGGTTCCAGGTGCTGGCCGTATGTATCAGTTTGCAGACCCTGAAGCACTTAAAGTTGCAATACGTGAACGTATTAGTGACGATATGGCAGATGAAGCAAAAGTATGTTTTGAATTTGCAACAGAATTTTTTAAAGATATGTTGGTAATTGCCAATGACTTCAAGTAAAGTATGGGATACACTAATAGATATTCAGCATCTATTGGAGGAAAGTTTTGATCGTACTGGCATCGAAATCGACGAGCCTGGGATGGATCGTTTTAACCAACCTGGCTGGGTTAATCGGGTATGGACTAGTTTTAAGTATCGCCGTGCTCACGTTGATGTGGTTGATGCTCGTGAAACTAAAGGACTATGGATGATGCATTGTTGCATCTTCCCACATTTACATAACCCTGCCCCAATTTACGGATTTGATGTTGTAGCTGGTAAGAATAAAATTACTGGCTGTTTCCACGATTACTCAAAAGCTGGAGACCCTAATCATCCTATGATGGAATGGTTTGCCGAGTATGTTAAACGATTAGAATGGCGCAGAGAACGCGAACTTCCAGAATGGGCTACTAATATTTTTAGTAAAAGCATGGTAGCCGCGGGTAACGTACAAAGTGACAAAGAACTAGAGCAAATTATTGCTATGGCCAAGGATACACTAGCACACTATTTAGAATCTGTAGACGAGACAAACAACACAGTAGTGAGTACAAAATACGCACAGAACTACTACGCACAAAATCAAAAATGTAACCCGCATACACCACGTGTTATGGCTAGTTTAGGCCTAAACGAAGAAGATGTGCAGGTTTTCATCCAGGAATGCCTGTTCCCTGAAATAGTATAAATATTACACTATGCGTGTATTAGACATTATTCAACTGAACGAAACTGCCCTGAAATGGGATGGATTACATACCAAATACGTTCAAAATTTAATTAACTTAGTTAAAGCTAAAAAGCCTTTAACTTTGACTCCATCGGGCGCCGCTACAGTTGGCGGACCTACTATACAGTTAAAACCTACCGAAGTAGAAAGATTAACTAATATATTAAATGCAGGCGCTGGCCGTTTAAATGCTAAAAAATATTTAGATTTACCTAGCGATATTAAATTCCTATACACTACCAACAAAAAATATCCACAAATTCCATTGAGCTGGATTGATAAAACTCCGAACATTAAAGGTAAGGAAGAAGGATTAGATTACAATATTGGGGATATTGGAGAAATATCTCTAGCGGTTGCTGTAGCCGCTAAGTTTATCAAATTAGGTGAAGATTCTAATGTAATTGAATTTGTAAATCTAGCTAAAAAATTCATAAAATCTACTCGTACTAATGCTAAAGGAAAAGTATTAGATTCTTTAAAATTAGACTATCAAGGCACTATCAATCACAAAACTGGTAAGAAAGATGTAATTAAAGTTATAATAGTAGCACCAGGCCGTAGCGTAACTAGTTTTGTAAATTTAATGGCTACTATTGAAAGCAACCAATCGTTCCCTGAAGATGTAAAGGGCACAATATTATCAGCTATACAATACGCACACAATAATCCAAAGATTAAACACGGTATAGAAATAACTGCTAAGGATCCTAATCAAAATACTATTGAAGTATTGTGCGATGGTCAAAGCGACCAAAAAGGAACTAAAGCAGACTTATTAATGGATATTGACGGTAAACGCATTAATCTATTAAGTGTTAAGACGGGACCTAGTCAGTTAGGGCAAGCTACAGGTCACGATTGGAAAAAACATCAAAATTTCTTTAAAATTGTGTTTAATGAGGATGTTAGTAAGTATGCCAATCTATGGGGTACTACTAACGAAGAACATATAAACGCATTACGTAAGTGCTGGGAGCAAGTAGTTCCAAAAGTATTACGACTAACTGGTGGTAAGAGCGTACAAAAAGAAATGGCGTTAATTCAATCATTTGGTCAAGGCCTAATACGGTATGCTAACAACTATGATGAAGCAACTGGTAAATCAGATACTATAGATATTGTTAAATTAATAGTCGATCCAGGCACACCAGGTTATCATCTAATGAAGATTGACCAAGAACTTGCTAAAAAGTTAGAAACAACAGATTTACATGCTAGAGTAACAGCTGGAGGTATGGGTGTTATTGTGCATGGTTTAGTTGATGGTAAAGAACATGTATTGTTTAAAGCAAGAACAGTTCATAGTAAAGCAGGTAATACTGTAAGAACTTTAGTAGAAGGCGGCGACTTCTTAGATGAACTAGCAACAGTACCAGTTACGCAATTACCTAGAAAGAAAGTAGAAAAACCTGCTCCAGTGGCAAACAAACCTATTGTATCACAACATGCTGATAAACCAGCTAAAAAGACGCCAGTAAAACACACTGCTACTGCACCGGCTACACAAGGTAATAGTGCATTACCAACAGAGTATGCTCCTGATCCTAACGCAAACTTAGCACACGCCTACGCTCCTAAAATCTAAATAGTTCTTAATCTAAATTAAGAAAACCGCTACTATTATTAATTCGTCCCGTTAAGTAAATAACAATACAAGACTTAGTGGGAGCGAAATACCATGTCGAAAAAGCTATTAGTAGCATTGTCATTGTTGCCATCACTAACGATGGCGGCACCTTTAAACGACTTTACATTTAAAAGTCCGGCCTTTAACGGCAACGGTTACGGTACATACGTACTGACTATAGAAAACGAGCAATATACTCGTCAACAAACAATTAATCAAGCAGTACAAGCGGCCGCACAACAAGCAAAAGCAGATGCGGCTAATACACCGATTAATCAGTTTTTAACCAATTTAGAATCACGCATTTATGCACAGATTAGCCAAAACACAGCAACCGCTATGTTTAGTGGCACGTCTAGTACTTGTGTAAGTACTGCGGCATGTTCATTCCAATTCGATGCTAATACAAGCATTAGTTGGTATTGGGCTGGAACAAATATTGTAATGCAAGTTACACAACCCAGTGGATCAAGTACTATTACTGTTCCAACTGGTTCTTTCAATATGACAGGACATTAATATGAAAAAGACATTAATTGCCCTAGCTATTTTATCAGTATTAAGTGGTTGTGCTGTAACACAAAAGATGGGCGTGGAATACAAGCCAGAAGTAGCCGAGCGTAAATTACAAAAAGAATTTGATACAGTACAACCTCCAAACAGTCCAAAGGTTACTGTAGCAGTTTACAGTTTTAAAGACATGACTGGACAACGTAAAGCAGTTAGCAGTTATGCCAGTTTCAGCACAGCAGTCACACAAGGCGCTGAACCATTCCTAATCAGCGCATTACAAGATGTTGGACACGGTACATGGTTTGATGTTGTTGAACGTGTTAACATTGATAACTTGATTAAAGAACGTACAATTATCAAGCAGATGCGTGATATGTACGAAGGCCCAAATGCCAAACAATTAATGCCATTGCAATTTGCAGGCATCATTGTAGAGGGTGGCATTATTGGTTATGACAGTTCAAGCGAAAGCGGTGGCGCGGCATATCGTTGGTTAGGCATTGGGCCACAAACACAATATAGTAAAGATATTGTTACCATTAGTCTACGTGCTGTTAGCGTAAACACTGGTAAAGTGCTAGCAACTGTATCAGTTACAAAGACTGTATACAGCACAGCAGATAGTTTTGCTATGTTGAAATTCTTCAACGATGGCACACAAGCCTTTGAAGGAGAAACT